GTATCTAATGCTGCTTTTGCTGCGGCATTTGATGCAGCTGCTGCCGAGTTACCACCTACTTGTGCTAAGTCTGCTGCACCTTTAATATCTGCACCTAATTTAGTACCTGACCATGCACCAAGACCAGCCATAATACCTTGGCCAATATCGCCTGTTAGAGCAGCTGTAGCTAGTCCAATACCTCCAATAAGAAGAGGCATAGGAATGCCCATAGCTGTACCAGCAACACCAAGTACGGTAGGTAAAATAGATCCTAAAAATCCAGCTTCAGGAAGACCTGTTTTGGGATTGGTAGATAGTGGTTTGCCAACATGATCTATAGATAGTTTATTAAGAGCTTTAAGCTCGTCAGGGGTCATGTGAACAAGCTTAGTGTCCTTGTTACGACCTTGAGATTCTATATGTTTGGCTGCTAGGGCTAGACTCATAATTTCACCATAATGTTAATATTGACATTTTAAACTATTTCTATTAAAAATCATTGTTTTTCTGCATAATTACCTAGCAGATATAAACGTAATAGCCCCTAGTGCTGAGGGGATTGAAGGATGTGGGTAAGGTACTGTTTGAGCTGGTGCATATTCCATGTAAACTCCATCAACAGGTCCTACTGGATTATAAGCTAAATCAGTTGCCCAATAAAGTTCAATATCGTCTCCAGCATTTAGTTCAAATTCTACAAAAGATACAGCTAATACATAGCTAGGAACACCCGCACTTTTACGAGCTGGCATAGTAACTTTACTAGCTGAATTTGCAATATCAAATCCATTAATACGTAACCAAATAACTACATCATGAGCTGCATTAGCCGTATTAGCATACTGTAAACTATAATCTATTTTATAAACGCCAGAATACTCAGCTGTGGCTGAATAAGATGGGTTTAATGTAAAACCACTTCCAGTATCTAATGTATTCCATTTAACTATAGTTGGTGTGTTACTAGCTGTAGCATATTGATCTGTGGTATCAGAAGCACCAATATGTGGAAAAGTTAATGCTGCTCCACCATTAGATGTTGTAATAGCTCTAGTAAAATTAGTTAATTGATTAAAGTATAAACGTAATACGTTAGAATATTGATCTTCATATTGTTGTTGGTAATCAGAGGTAGCATTAGGTAAGCTTGGTGCAACCACTGGCCTTAATTCAAATACATCCATTATCGTTTTCCATCTGGTTTAACATCAATACGAGGTACGCCTAATTGCCAAGCCACACCAAGATCAGTTGATCTAATTTCAAAAGATAATTGACGGCCACGAATACGTGTATAAACCTGACCTGTAAATTGAGGGATAATATACTGAGTCACTGTTGAGTAATTCTGAGCACTTGTCACAGTGTCTACATCTGATCCGTAAGGCGCACCACCAGAATTTTGACGGCCAAACAATGTCATTGTAACGCTTGGATTATTAACGCTTGAACCATTAAAATTGACATCAGGCAACATGCGCCATACAAAACCAAGATGCTGACCAGCCTCAATACCAAAATCAGAGGATTGGATATAAGATTCAATAGGTTGTGGACTTGCAGTAGAAACATCATCATTACCTACCTCATGGTATAAAAGTCTACGGTTATAATCAGCTGCAACTGGGTTTGGTTGAATACCGTATTGTAACCAAGCAGTTCTTGCCATAGTACCATATGTCCATACTTTATCAAGGTAATTGTAAATAACGTAACGATCTACAGTAGTACCAGCACTATTTAAAGTTACATAGAACCACCATACCTCATTGTAACCTTCATTAGATCCAGCAAATATTTGGAATGATTGATCAACGTTAATATCTTCAAATATGAATTGACGTAGTGAGCATGGGAGTGTTGAAACCACACCAGTATACATGTAGAACTTATCTTTACCCATCCAGTAAGTCACATTATTTACTGTCACGGCTGCATTAGGAGCAATAATAGATACATTGTCCATCAATACTTGGAATGACCATACATAAGGATATCCAATATATTGCATTGAATAGAGACAAGAGTTAGTCCATATCAAAATTTCTTGACGAGTAGTTAGGCCAGTTACAATAAAAGATCCGTTAGCTAACGTAAATTCACCTGATTGATTGGTTGGTGATGGCACCCATTCATATGGATTACCTTGATCAGACCATCTTACAATCATAGGATTAAATGCTGTATTAGGATTGCTAGGTTCATACCCATTAGATCCTAATGCTACTAAGAATTGTTCTGTAGCTGAAGTTAATATTTGGTTGGTTGTTTTTGGAACATAAGCACCATTAAACCCTGCTGCTGTAGATAATGCAGATAAGTATGATCCACGTACAGAAACACCAGTTAAATCTAACCAATAAAATATAGGTCCACCACGAGGAGAGTAAGCTAAGTTAGCACCGTAATTATCTTGTGACCAAAGTCTTAATTGTTGCGTAATACCAGATGTAAATCCTGTTCCCCAACCACGATTAGGTGTGACTGGTATTCTAACAACAACCGTACCACCAAGACCAGTCGCTGTTGCATTAGCTGGGTAGCTTTGAGATCCAAGCACAGTAGATATAGTATAAGCATTTGGCCCAGTGACTGTTACTTGAAATGCTTGTTCTAGTATATTATTTGGAATGCCTGAAACATTGTTTTGTACTGAACTAAAATATATCCAATTACCAGTTGTTAATCCATGTCCAGTTTGATTTACTGTTACAGTAGTTGATCCATTCGTAGTATCAAATGGATTAGTAAGTGTTATACCTGTGGTTGCAATAGCACCAGTCCATTGTCCAGCACCCCAACCTGTACCAATCGTAGCAATATCATTACCAACAGGATATTGGAAAGCTAAGGTTACTGTACCACCACCAGATGCTGTAGAAGATGCGTTAGATGCAGCTTGTATAGTAAATGTAGTGGTAGAAGGCACTGTTTGAACTACATACTCACCACTGATAGTTAATCCACCTACAGCTGATGTAGTTGTAATAGTGACATAATCACCAATCGCTGGGTTGTAGTTACCATCAGTCACTGTCACTACATTAGAACCAGATACTGTTGAGATTGGATTGGCTGCTAATTGATTAGGAGGAGGAAGTGCTGTGCCATCTGTTTGTACTATAGGTGTAATGTCATAGTAAATACCACCAAAGAAGATGTAGTATTTTTTACTTGTACCTACAGCTAAGTAATTAGACAAGCCATCAGTATCGGTCCATGTCCATAATGATCGTGCAATGCCTTCAAATTGATCTGGATCTACCTGTACCCAGCCACCAATCTTTTCAGCTTGGCCTGAACGGAAACGTACTTTATCACCATCATAGAAACCACCTTCATTGGAGTAGTCAGTTCCTTCACGGTTAATTCCAGCTCTATATGTTAATTTTTGTAATGGCATTATTTACCTTCAAAAAGTGCACGTTCATCTAACCTACGAATTTGTAAGCCTCGTAGTATTTTACCACCTGCACGGCAGTATTTCACTAACGATTCCATAGCCGCCTTTTTATCGCCCCTAAGAAGCGCTTGACGGAGTGTTGACCTTTGAAATGTCCCCAAGCCCAAATTGAAGCAAAAAGATACAAGGCAATCAAATTCATGTTGTCTAAGAGGCACGTTAGGTAACATCTTAAGTACTCCACGCTCAAAGCGTTGTAAGTCTCGTTTAAGAAGTCCATCTATTTCCTCCATCGTAAAAGTTCTATTCCAAGATTCAGGCAACGATTTACCATCCCCGATAAGATGACCGATACCCACAGTGAAAAGCCCAGCAGGGCAACGGTAGGGCCGATTACGCACGCCTTCATGATGTTTGATAAGCTTGATAGCATGTTCTGAAGTTTTCATTATTTGCTATTGTATTTTTCCCATTGACGAGATCCAAACCAGAACCCAATAATGGATGCTAGAATACTCATTTCCTCAGTGGAGAATACCTTATCTATTGCTGTTAAAAAGAAATCTAAGTCAGGATTTTGTGAGGTTAAGTAAAGAACCCAAATTAAAGATAATACATCTACAAACACAAGTAATCCTACAAACATAAAAGTAATGAAAGGTCTTACCTTAGCATTTAAGTCAACTACATTTTGTGATGCTTTTTCAATTAACTGTTTATCATGGTCATATAAAGCTACACGTTCTTGAGCGTACGTTTCTGCGTACGTACCTTCTAACTCAATCGCTGCTACTTTTTCTTGGGATACAAAGCCTTTCTCTGCCATAGCCATAGCTTGTTGATTCTGTAGCATTGCCATTTCACGCTCGTGTTTTTGATCTCCCTTTTGTTGGAAGAAGCTTAATACATTAGGTAGGGCTGAAGAACCTATACCGAGAATTGCTGAGATTATAGATAACATAATTAATTTCCTAGTGGGTTAGTCACAGCCTTTTTAAGGGCTTTCATATCTTCTTTTACATTAGCTACAGTATCAGCTATCTTATCTTGAGATGATCTAGCTACACTGCTTGCTTCAATTGCTTTACCATAAGCTTCATTAGCTTTTTCTAAAGCACGGTTATTAGACATCATCACATCTACTAATTGACGCTCTGTAGATTTAGACCTGTCTTCTAATACAGTAATGCGTGTTTCTACATTACTCATTTTCTTTACTTCTTCAATCGTACTCTGCAAGTCGTTGAAGAGGGTTATTCCGTAATAGATTGGCCCACCGATTGCGGTTAAGAGAATCGAACCGATCACCAACATTTGTTTCGGAGAGAAGTGAGAGAGTAAACTCTTGAATTCGTCCATATTCATTTTCCTGTTCTAAACTAATATATTCTTGTATTTGTTGTTGCTGCATATTATATCCAGCATTAATTAACTGCATGCTCATGACTATGCCAAAACCTGGCACAATATCCTTGCCTTTTGGAACAGTTGTTTGAACTGTAGTATTTGAGCTACTTGAGCTTTGTGTAGAGCTCGTTGTGTTCGTTGATGCTGTCGTTGAACTTGGTGTTGACAAGTTCGTGCTCAAGTTTACTGACGGCTCCAATAATGGCTGTTGTGTCACTTGGCCTATATCCGATGTCATCGTAGTATCTGACGTGGTTGATAACACCGAGTTCGTACTTATCGGACTTATAGGGCTTATAGGGCTCGCTGGGTTGTTTATATTCGTACTTGTCATTTTGCAAGTATCTAATATTGTTAACCATGATGTCCAAATTGGCGAACCATACGGATCTGAACATATGGAACTTCTCTGTTCCTGTAAATAACCTTCGTAGCCAGCTGAACACGTTAGTTGTCTCGTTTCAGTAGATTCAATACACGTTGGAGGATCTGGCGTGCAATTGTTAGAAGTTGTTGTCCAAGCTGTCCAAGTTTGTGTAGAACATTCATAAGTCCTACTTTGATTAATAGCACCTGATTGGTTAATCGGGCAACTAAGGCTTTGATATTCAACTTGAGGGCTACAAACTGGAGCTTGATATATTGAACAATAAGGATCATTCGGTCTATACCAAGAACAATAATGGTTTTGCAGAGCGATATCAGTTGCGATACCTTGGCACGACATAGAGCCATCCAAGTACCAACCTTCTGCTGTAGTTGCGAAAGAACATGACCAAGCATATGCGTTATTCCTTATTAGAAGTAGGAGTAGGAAGAGTGTAATTCTGACCATACAATTTTTTAAATCTCTCAGGATCTTTTTCATACCATGCTTTCTTAGCTGTATAACCTACTGCACCACCCATAGGACATGGTGAACCGCTCATCTCCATAGCATCCCATACTTTAGGATCTTGGCATAATACTGATACAGCAGCTACTTTAAGACCTAAGTCATTTAATGTTTTAGCTAGTTTAATCTTAACACAGTTTTCATCTAACAAAACAGTTCCGCCAGATAAAGACATAAAGCCTAAATTACCTGCTGCGCTCACTGGTACTGCACATACATCTTGTGAGAATGCAGACATACTAGGTGCCATAGCACTGGGCACTGGCATACCTTTTTGATTGATAGTTGTTGTTTCAGCGTGAGCGTGATGTACGCACCAAAGTAAACAAACTGTTAGTAATATTCCAATTAAAATCTTCATATACCTTACCAAGTTAATGTTATGAAACCATTAGATCCAGGACCTTGCCCTGCATTGTTTCCGCCACCACCACCTCCAGCACCGAAACCAGAAGCGCTTCCTCCGTTTCCTACGGATCTACCTGCACCTCCAGTACCATAAGGAGAAGATGCGCCAGTACCTGGACCACCATATCTAGCACCATTTTGTCCAGCAGTGCCATTTACCCCGCCTGCGCCAGTAGCAATACCACCTTCACCTGCTCTTTCATCACCTGGATTTGGCGTATTATTAGATCTCCAATGACCCCCAAAACCTCCGCCTGCAATTAGCGATCCGAATGTACTTGCTGAGCCATCAAATTGATTAGGATTTATATTGTTAGTAGCTCCTGCTACACCTACTGAATAACTAATATTTTGACCAGGCGTTACATTTACTGCTACATTAGAAAAATATGCAGCTGAACCGCCTCCAGGACCAGGAGCGCTATCTGTATTAGCATTACCATTACCACCGCCACCTATCATGGTTAATCTAACTGAAGTGACACCTGCTGGCACAGTCCATGTACCAGAAGATCCAGCATTAAATGTAATTGCATTACCACCTACTGGAGATAGTATTACGTTGCCAGCACCACCAGCGCCTCCTGGGTGTCCACAACATGAGCCGTTTTGAGCTCCGCCACCACCTCCGCCTGATCCACGTGATCCTGCTGATCCTGCACCGTTGCCACAACCACCACCTGGACCACCTGCTCCACCAGCGCTGTAAAGAGAAGCACCACCATTACCACCGCTACCTGTACCTTGTGTACTAGATCCATTAGAACCTGGGTTACCACCAGCGCCACCTGCGCCACCCCCACCGCCTGGAGATGTTCCACCACTACCACCATTAGCTGATACAAGAAGTGTAGATCCTCTACTAACAGAAGATACGCCACCAGATCCTCCAGAAGCACCTCCTGGTCCGCAACCACCTGGGCCTCCAGTTCCTCCAGCGCCTACTACGATTGTTAAATTTTCACTTGGGGTTACAGCTATAGTGCTTGTAGAATAATAACCTGATCCACCTCCACCACCTGCCCAACCAAAATGGATATAGCCACCATCATTACCTGCAGCACCACCGCCTCCGCCACCAGTCACAGCTAAACTTATTGAAGTTACACCAGCTGGTACTGTATATGTATATGTACCTGCAGCAGTATAAGTAGTAGGTCCTACAGTATCTGGATAAAATTGTTTACCTATGCCACTTTGTGTGACTAGACCTACAGAAACGCCTTTCCAAATGCCTGATTGTCTAACATATAATAGTTGTACTTGTTTCCAAACACCAGATTGTTTTACATAAAGTTTTGGCATATTACCACTTATCTATAGGGCAGTTTGTGTGAGTTAGTTTTGTTTTCAATTTAATAATACAATTACATACATTGCATTTATCAACACCTAAAGTTTCAACCTTTTCTGGACATTGATTGCAAATAGAAATTCTATGTGCTGCTACTTGATCTGAAACTGTAAATCCAGCAGGAGCTTCTCCTAAGTATCTTGCTATTTCATATTCTGTTGCTTCTGATGAATTAATATTTTCCATAATTAACTTACCTGATACCAAATGTCTCCATCTAAACCGCCAGTTGGAGTGCTTGTTGAAATTGTTTTAGTGCCAGTACCGTTTGTACCTAAAGTAAGGCCACCTATGGTACTTGATGCAATCGTTGCTCCTGAAATAGCCACACCTGCAATTGTACCTCCAGTGATTGCTACTGCACTTGCATTTTGAGATGCCATTGTGCCAAGCACGCCTACAGTTGACTGTACGAATGCTGTGGTTGCAATATTTACTGAGTTATCACCAGATGCTGGGGTTGTAGCAATTGCACTAGCTGCACCTGTAATTGTTGTACCAGAACCTACAAACTGTGATGTATTAACTGTATAAGTACCAATACCTCCAGATCCTGTGCCAAATCCAGTCACAAATGTACCTGCTGTGATACCAACACCAGATATTCTTTGGCCAATAAATATTACCCCACTTGATATTGCAGATACGTTAAGAATAGTACCTGCTACACCAGAGCCGTTACTAATACCGCCAGTAAATGAAGAAGATGTATAAGCACCTAAAACACCAGCAGCTAAAAAGTTACCTGCATTGGTTTGGCTACCTAAAACAGATAAATTACCGTTTACTGTAAAGTTACTAGCAGATCCTGTTTGTGCAGAATAGAACCCAGTACCTGTGCCAGATTGGTTGGTTGCATCACAATAAACTTGAGCAGTTATGCCTGATGGAACAGATAATGATACAGATCCACCAGAGGCAGACATTGTAATTGTTTGGCCTGTAGCATTTCTTACAATATAAAATTTATTTTGTAATGGCGCTGTAACGGTTACTGTAGAAGATGGAGTGCCTGTAAATACTAAAGTTAAGTTTCTAGACTCATCTGTTGTGCCATTAAGTGCAGTAAGTGTATAAGTAGTAAGTCCTGTAAGATCAATGCCATCCACACCTGTAATAGCTTGTTCTACTAAATTTAAATTATTGTTAGTAGTTGATCCCCAGGTACCAGCTTGTTCACCATCTCCAATGAGAGTGAACTTTAGGGAACTTGAATATGTAGATGCCATAATGTATCCTTATTGATTATTATCTATTACAACCCATGAATTAGGTTGGAAATTATTAATTTCAGTCCAAGATGTTGACTGATTGTTATTGACAGCTGACCAGGTAATAGCTTGGTCATCGTTTATTTTAAACCATCCACGAGCTAATTGGGAGTCTAGCATTGCAAATGTTTCTGTGATAAGAGCCTGGAATTGAGCTGCTACATTAGCCGAATCTGCAAGATTTACGTTCTCAGCAAGTGAAACATTAAAATTAGTAATTACATTATTAGCGTCAGCAGAACTAAAGCTTTCAGTGATAATTAAAGTAAAGCTTTGTACAATGGTCGCTATATCATTTATTGTTACATTTTCAGCCTTACTTGCCAAGAAGTTGGCTACAACGCTTGCCGCATCAGCCATAGTCATATTTTCATTACGACTTACATTAAACTGAGCAGATGATGTATTGGCATCAGCTATGTTACTGTTTTCATTCAAAATGCCAGAAAACTGTGCAACGATGGAAACAATATCTGCCATAGTAAATGGCTCAACTCTAGACTGTAATGCTGCAAAATAGTCTATTCTTACATCATCCATGACTACATCTTCTGTCTTACTTGCTGCGAACTGTGCTGATATTGTGGATGAATCAGTTAAAACAATAGTATCTTCTGTAATACTTGGTGCAAACTGAGCTGTAATATTTTCTGCATCGTTTATCGCTACAAACTCATTTATAGTACCAAAGAACGAACCTGCTGTAGCATCAATATCATCCATCACTACGTTCTCTGTAACTGACGGTGCGTACGCAAACACTTGGTTACTTGCATCATTCATGTTGATATTCTCAACTAGAGAAAACGTAAATGCTGTGCCTCCACCTAGGGTTGCAAAAGGGGCTACGGCAAAGGCGGAATTACCAAACATTATTCGTCCGCAGGTAAGGGCTCGTTACCCTCTTCAAGCCATTTTAGGTAGGCTTGGTAGTCTGTGTTATCTAAGTCAAATGGGATAGTGCCTAATTTATCATTAAACACAGAACCAATGTTTCCATCTAAATCCTTTAATAATTTATACATATTATAACTCCGCACTTGCAGTGTAATGACCTTCAGCCCAATTAAAACCACCACTTGACCCTACAACTTGTGTAAATCTCCATCCAGTTAAACCTATATTTCCAAATGTTACTGCCCCATCTCCAACAGAAGCAACAGTCCAATTATTAATAGCTCCAGTAAAATATGAATATCCAGTAAGTGTAGGAGTGGCTCTTTTTACAACTTGAAATTTTAGTCCTTGATTTGCGCCTGAATTTGCTGAATGCATAACAACACAAGATGAAGCGCTTGATGCTGTTCCTGGAACAACAGAATAATCATAAGATTTTTCATAGTATCTTTGACATAGCAAAAGTTCCATACCATAAGGTATCCATTCAAACGGTGTTGCTGTTGTGTTTCGTTCTAGTTGGACACCTGTGATGTAAAGAGTTGCACCTGATGTAGCTACTAAACTTGTTGCACCTGTTGTCGCCCTTTTATCTGAACCTGTCCACACATCAGCAGTTGCTTGTCTATCGCTTCCAGTTCCTAAATCAATGAATAATCTAATACCACTTCCATTTGTTGTAACCCAAGTTCCTGTAGTATCGCCAGCAATAGTGACTGTTTTATATTCCCATGTGTTAGATGCTGAAATAGTATATGAAAATGGATATGCCCTATCCAACCCCTCATTTGATAAAGCTCCACTAAATGTTCCAGTAAGAGAACTTCTTACCCAAAACGATAAAGTAATAGTTTTAGCGTTAGCTGTTCCCCATCCTAAATCACTAGTATTATATCCTTCAATAAATTGTTGAATGCTGTAGTTATTAGTTCCAGTTGGTGTAGTTGCAGCTAAAGAAGTAACAAGTAATGAATTTACAAAGCCAGTTGGTGCAGTAGAAGATTGTTGAACGCTAAATTTTGATGCTAATGTTGCACCAGCTCTCCATCTGTCTAATGTATATTGTCCATTTGTAGGAGTAACACTAGCACCAGCATTTCTCTGGTCTATCCTCATATCACCATTTATAATACGGTTCTTTAGCCCAAAAGGTGACGCTGCAGCTCCTTGTAGAGATGCGTCATTAAAGGTTACGCCTGTGATTCCGTCTACGATTAAAGGCATTATGCTGTCTCCTCTGCGGGTTCTGGTGTGTTACCTTCTTCTAGCCATTTTAAATATTGTTGGTAGTCTGTGTTGTCAGGGTTGAAAGGGATACAAGCATTGTCTGATAATCTTTTTACAGAAACAGTTTGATCTGTTGTAAAATCTTTAAGTAATTTATATTTCATTCTATAACTCCGCATCTAAATTAATACTAGCTGTAGTATCCCCATTAGGACCTACAAAACCAGGAGTAGCAGCTGAAAATGTGCCAGCACTTTGAAACGTCATGTAAAATGTATCTGTTCCTCCAGTAATTCCACCAAAAGAAGTTACTGCATAACTACCCGCATGAGTAACAATTCTATTTGATCCGCTTGCTGCTGCTGTAGGTGTTGTTCTCATGACAGGATTAAGCGTTGAAGAAATCGTCATGCCAGTAGACGAGAATGTATATCCTGATCCATATGAAGTGAAAGCTACACCTCCAGCATTTAGTTTTTGATAGTATCTACGACACAAAGCTAACTCCAAACCAAAAGGTAACCATTCAAAAGCAGTTGCTGTAGAACCTCGTTCTAGTTGGACACCTGTGATAAAAAAGGTAGCATTAAGAGTAGAAAACAGTTGTACTGAACCAGTAGATCCAAGTAAAAGACTGCTTCCCCATGAACCAGCAGTTCCTAAGAAATTACTTCCTGATCCTAAGTTCCAATATATCCCGATACCTCTACCATTTGTAGTTAGCCATGTTCCACTTGTATCGCCAGGAATGGTTATTGATTTTTGTTCCCATGTATCTGCAGCAGAAATAGTGTAGCTAAATACATATGATCTGTTTTGAGCAGAATTAAGTAATGATCCTGAATGTGTACCTGTTACGCTTGAACGTACCCAAAAAGATAATGTTACAGTTTGAGCATTGGCAGTTCCCCAACCTAAATCAGAAACATTTAATCCTTCAATCCAATGCCTTATAGTACAATTTTCACTTGCAGTAATAGAAGAATCCGCAGTTGTAACAGTAAACAACATTGAGTTTATAAATCCAGCAGGTGCAGTTGTGCTTTGAACTCCAGTTACAGTCGCAGTAGAATCATTTTCAGCAAAAAATCTATCTACAATAAATCTAGTATTTGTGTCTAAAGTTACTGTACCTGGACTTCTTTGGTTTACTACCATATCTCCATTAATGATTCTATTCTTCATTGTAAATGGTGAGGTAGCTAAACCGTTTGTTGTAAGTGCACCTGTAACAGCTAAGCCTGTTGAAGTCACATTAGCAATCGTAGTACCCGCACTTTGTAATTGCAGAGTGCCTGTGTTATCCGCTGTGGCTATTATGCCTGAACTTGTTGTTGCGTTAATTGATGCCATTATTTTAATTCCTCATCTGTAGGGCGTGGTAATGTTGGGTGTTCCCATTTAGCGATGTAGTCACCTTTTCCGTCTGAATCGTTTTGTAAGGTTATTATTCCAGAAGCAAAGTCAAATGTTGATAACTCTGGATATAACGCTATAATTTTTTCGTATAACATTATGCACTCCTTATTAAACAACCTGACAAACTTGTTCTCATATTATCTGCAATAAAAACAGGGCTAGTTCCACCCCTTATGTAACCATACCCTTCAATATAATCTGTAGTTCCATTCATATATAAAATAGTAGATACAACAGGAGTACATCTACTAAAACTGCTGCCTCCTAAAATTGCTGACCATACTGTTTCAGCACCATTTTTCCAAAGTGTAGTTATTGTTTCAGTTATAGATGTTGCACTCATTGTTATATTAAGATTAAATTGATAATATCCAGCTACAGACGGAATAAACCTATAATTTACAGCATCCCAATCGCTAGCTGTATCATAATTAACATTATTAAATTGTACTTTTGTATATGTACTAACTGATATAGATTGACTTGTTGTTATTAAAGACACTAAAAACGCTGGTCCCAATCCCGCCCCAAAAGTATTAGCCGTTGTTAAAACCGTACCACTGGTTGTAGGTAGCGTTAATGTTGTACTTCCTGAAACCGCTGGGGCTTGCAAGATGACTGAACCGCTTGTATCTCCATTGATTGTTATACTGCTCATAGCACCACCCATTTACTGCCTGACGGCACGGTTATATTGACACCTGAATTAATTGTTAAAGGACCTACACTCATAGCACTTGACCCTGCTGTTACTGTGTAGCTTGTTGTAATAGTCAGAGTATTTTCGTATAACGGTGTGTTAGGGTTAAATGCGGTACTACTTGTACCGTTACCTATCATCTGTGACTGAACTTTAGTTAATGACATGATTTATCCTTATGCTGTGTATGTGCCTGAAGATGTGAATCTTATAATTGTGTTAGAACCGCTTGTTGTAATTGTTGGTGAGCCTGTTGTAGTGGCTGTGTAGTTTGCGGTTGGAACTGAAATAATAACAACGCCTGATCCACCATTACCACCTGTAGTTGAAGATCCATCTCCAGAAGCTCCACCACCTCCGCCAGTATTAGCTGTACCATTAACACCCCTTACACTTGGGTTACCTCCAGCACCACCACCTCCATTACCTCCAGCAGCGCCATTTGTTGTCCATCCAGAACCGCCACCACCACCAGCATAAAATACGGCTGAACCTGTAATAGAGTTAGATAATCCTACACCCCCAATTCCTCCTGTAGCGCTACTAGGTCCAGAACCTGTAGCATTTGCACCTGCACCTCCAGCACCGCCACCACCGCCACCTGCACCTGCTGTTCCATTAGTAACCATTGAACCTCCAGCAAACCCAGCACCACTGCCAGATCCACCAGCTTGTCCTGTAGAACCTGTACCACCGCCTGCTCCTCCACCATTACCATTGGTAGCCAAACCATTTCTTCCAACACAAGATGATGAATTAAATCCAGCACCGCCACCACCGCCACCACCAGATGAAATAGTAGTAATACCTGCGCCAGATAAAGAAGATGTTGATCCGTCAGCTCCTGCAGATGCTGATGTTCCTGAAGCTGTTCCTCCAGCTCCAACAGTTGCGGTATAAACTGCACCAAGTGTTAAAGAAACAGTGCTTGATTGTAATCCACCTGCTCCGCCACCTGCTCCATGAGATGCACTACCTGAACCGCCACCGCCAACTATTAGGTATGTAGCTGAATAAGTATTTGTTTGGTCACCAACCGCTACCCAAGTTGTTCCATTATAAACTTCAACTACATTTAAAGTTGTATTCCAACCCATTAACCCTGTTGCTGCAGTAGGACGAGTGCCTGTAGTCCACTGTGGTAGATTCAGTGCATTGTTTCGTATAAACCCAGCAAATATATCGGCTTGTGACATGTATTATCCTTGTGTTACTTCTTTCCAAGAAGTTGTTTCTTCATCCCAGTTATATAGTTTACCGTCATCTGGCATTTCTACTGGAGCTTCCCATAACCAAGTATCCTCATTAAGAATCCAAGAATTAAAAGGTTTAGGGGCAATAAATACATCGTTTTGTGCATCGTATGTGTAACCGATTCCAGCGTAGTTACCTCTTAAGGGCTTTCCTTCTGGGTGTTGATTACCATGGGTACGGTAGCTAGTCTGAATCCATGTTCCTGGTGAAGAATCAACAAAAGTTTCAAAAAACTCGGCTTCAGCTACAATAACCTGAGTTACTTTTCCATCTACTACTTTGGCATAGTGGCTCAAGATAAATCTCCTTTAAATATAAATGTATACCCTTTGTGGGTTTTTCGTTTGTTTTTTGCACAAGCATATACGTGTGCTCTATTAAATCCTTTAGACTCAATATCTTTAGCTCCTATAAGAGTAAACTCGTCTCCAGTAACTATATTTTTTGCAATAATAATATGTTTAAGAATATGTGATTTTAAACCAATCCTATTATACATAGCGTTATTATTTCCAGATGAATTAGGTCTTTTAGTACCTCTTTGTTTATCTGCAATTAATTTTGCTATATCTGGATTTCTAGTAGGACAGCGTTCACTTCTACGCTTTTTTTCTTCATCCGTATGTTTAAATCCTAAAGCTCCATCACCTCCTAAAGTTAAATTATATCCTTTAGGGGCCTTAGTATCCATTTCTAAAATAAGCATTTTTTCAATTTCACAAGCATCTTTCCATGTAAATGCATCTGCAATATGGCTAAACTTAAAGTTATCTTTACCATATTTTTTAATAGCTTTATGTAAATAAGTACACATACCATCAGCTCTTAAATGTTCTTGCCATCTTCTTTGTAAATTGCTTGATATACCAATGTATATTTTATCATTTAATATGTTACTAATTGTGTATACGGAGAAATGACTCATTGTTTTCTCCTTAATATTAAGCTGTATAACTGCCTGATGCAGTAAATTGTAATATTGTATTAGATCCACTTGTTGTAACTGTAGGGCTTCCTGTGGTTATGCCTGAATAGTTTATAGTAGGAATCAATAAAATTACAATTCCTGAACCTCCACTACCTCCATTTTGAGCCGCACTATTTCTAGAATCAGTACCGCCACCGCCTCCGCCAGTATTAGCTGTTCCTGATCCAGCTCCAGTTTGAGTTGAACCAGAAGCACCTCCGCCTGAACCACCAGCTCCTGGAGTGCCTCCAAGATAAGATGATCCACCGCCTCCACCACCTCTTGTTACGTTTGAACCAGTAATATTAGATGAAACGCCAGCTCCACCAGAACCGCCAGTTGTTGTAGTACCATTTCCACCTACCGCACCAGCTCCACCACCTCCACCTCCGCCATAGTTTGGTGGTGATAATCCTCCAGTTCCGCCAGAATATCCTTGTCCGCTTGTTCCAGAACCCGCAGTGCTCGTGTATGAAGATCCTCCACCAGATCCACCTGATGCACCAGACAATTCTGTGTTAGTTTCAGATCCGCCACCACCACCGCCAATAGAAGTTATAGATCCAAACACAGAATTAGACCCATTAGATCCTCTGTTTGTGTCTCCAGCACCACCAGCACCTACTGTTACAGTGTAAGAAGTGCCAGCAGTAACTTGCAATGGACTTTCAGCTGATGCACCTCCTCCAGAAGACTGACCAGAAACTGAAGATCTGTAACCCCCAGCTCCACCACCTCCTCCGTGTGCAATTCCACCACCAGCTCCACCGCCAGCAATTACTAAATATTGTATATTATAAGGAGCGCTTTTATTAAATTGTATCCATGTTCCACTAGTAGCATCATACCATTCAGGAAAGTTTGTAGTTGAATTAAATCCCATCTGTCCAGCAACAGGAGACGTTGGACGTGTACCTGTAGTCCAAGTAGCCACAGCTAATCCTGTAGAACTATCTAGTGTACTTAAGCCTGAGGTTCCTGTTAGTATAAGTGGCATAGTTTTTTATTCTGTTTCTTGTATAGGTTGGTTAGGGTCTTGTGGCCAAGTTATATTGCCCATAATAGTCTGTACTGTCGCTACGTCTGTAGCTTCAACTACCGCTAATCTTGCTGTATCTGCTGTAGTACGTATTGACTGGCGCCAAGTATTCCATTCCGTTGACATCGGAGTATTTGTTTCCACAGATTTTACCACCATCCAGTCACTTGGTAAAAGGATAGAATATGCAGTTTGGTTAATTTGTGAGACTGAGTTTGACTTGACAGTATCTAAATCTTTAGGTGTATTTACGTAAGTTAAGCTCGCTTCGTTTAACTCGGTTGAGACCCAGTAGTACTGATCATTTGCTGGGCTGTTTGTAGCTACAACTTCTTCTAACCCGATTGCTTCTTTTTGTTCAGGTGTGGATAAGTTTAACCAGTTAGATGGGTACTCTACGCCATCTATAGTAAACTGCGTTCCTTCCTGTATATATTGTCCGTCTGTTGTTGAATAAAACATTTTGTTCTCCTAGAATGCGTTAGTATTTTTAAAAGGGTTAGATGCAAAAGCGGCAAATATATATGTAGCACCATTGCTATTTGTTCCAGATCCTGTTCCTCTTAATTTAAATCCATTTGCTAAACAATCAATAGGTACTCCTGATGCTTCTGCTTGTGATAAATCAGCACATAAGAAATTGCCAGGAGTATTATAAGGATTTCTAGCAGTATCATAAATAAACCAATCAGAATTAAGTCCTCCGAATGATGATGCTTTTATAAGAATATATTTTGGTAAAA